ATAAAGGAAAACCCGTCCCCGCTGTGAGATCCATCTGCATCATGTGATCCACTGTCAAAAAACAAAGTAACTTTATCAAAGGCTGTTTTAGTGGCATCCATGAACTCTTCGATAGTATCATTTGATGGTTTATCCGAACCAAAGTCTTTAGATACTAGTATCTTCATTTATATCTTCCCATGTAAAAACCATGCTATCTATCTCTTGTTCCTGCTGTAATTCCACAAGCTTATCTTTAAAAGATGTATACTTATTGCCTTTTAGCATTTTAAAGATTACATTGTTGACTACAAACGGCGAATTTTCAATAAGCGCCAATCTGTTCATTTTTATATTGATAAACCCATTTACTTTATCTAAATCTTCTTTTGAAATTTTATCATCTTCATGTAGTACTATAGTATATCCATTTTTTATCTTATTAAATGTGTCATCCATGTATTCAAATACTGTCTTGTCTTCATCAAAAGAATTTGTTATAAAATAGTTGGGTTTATTCCCGATTTTTAAACTCAATGTTTTAAAATTTTCAGTCGTTGCTACACAAACACGATTATCTTCTGTAACAAGATCTTCTATAGAATCAAGTATAGATAATGTTTTATCTATATTTGTATCGACAATAATAAAGTGAAATCTGATATATTTTTCTTTTAGTATTTCTTCTTTTGTTTTTTCTTCCGTGGTTCTAAAATTACAAACTCTGTCAAATTGATAATCACCGTCTACTATTTCACACTTTGAAGATTTCTTTTTTATCGTATCTAGTATACCAAGTTGGCATGATGTTTGTTCTTCATTTTCTTTTATGTTAAACGTGCAGTCTTTGCAAGACATTCCTATTTTTGGCATAACCAACTCTCCTCTGGAAATTGAATGTTTCCAATCCTGGCATTTTCCCAGAAGTTTTTATTCTTAGCTTTTTCTCTAAACATATTAATTATATCATCACGAGTTAGCGTTCTGTAGTTTTCCCTGTTAAAGACAGACATTTCACCGTAAAAGAATCCCCCAGGGTTATTCTTAAACTGTTGAAAATTGAAATCTCTTAATATCTTATTAATGCTATAACTGTTTAGCATCTTTGGTTCGTTAACAACATGCATAACTAAAAAGTTAATCAATTCTTTGTTATTATTAATCTGTGGAATCTCGGCGTCTGGTCTTGCAAACTGTGTAGTCATATCCCATGAGCCGTAATCTAGTTCATCAATGCACTCTTCCCAGATTTTAGCCGTTTTGTCCCAACCATAATTTTTCTCAAAAGCTAGTCTTGTTTTCTTCCTATCTTTAACCCTCAGAGCTTCTGGTTTAGGTAGTAACTTTTCCCATAACTCTATAATGTGTTCATGATCTGGTAAAGCACGGTAGCAACCGGTTTCCATTTCTAGATGTTTCGCTCTTAGATTAATTGGATATCCTTCGAGTTTCCTTACCTCGCTCTCCATAGCAGAGTAATCAGTTGCCATGACCGGAACGCCACAGGCTGCTGCTTCTACAATTGGGAGACCAAATCCTTCACTGTTGGCGGGCTGAATATAAACATCAAAAAGATTGTAAATAGAAGCTAAAGTCTTTGTATCTACACCATCACCGACATTTGTTAATTTCGATGCAAACTGACCACACTTTTTACATGGAATAACTGTGTCAGAAAATCTTTGACATGATGCTGCACCACACGCAGCGCATAAATATGTAAATATAACTCTAGAACTTATTTCATTTTCAAATAAATACTTGGGTAAATCCCATCCATTATCTGGGTATGAGGTATGACAATATAGATAGGTTTTAGTATCACCGGTCTTTTTAAGATACTTACCAAATGCTTCGAAAAGTTCTGGAAATAATTTTCGACGCTGGTTTCTCATAACCGTGCCGATAATTTTCCATTCTGGGTTTATGCCCATCTTTTCTTTATGAGCAGTTTTATTTGGAATGTCTATAAAATCTTCTGATGCAGACGGTGGTGCGGAGCATTTTACATTCATTCTATCAGACTGAGATTTTAGAACATCCACAGCCCAATCAGAATATGTAAGCACAGTATCAGCATCTGAAAAAGAGTCAATCCACTCTTCATTCTGTGGTGAAGCATCCACAGTCGGCATCCACACCCATTTGAAGCATTTTCTTAATGGGGAATGCTGGATAAAAGCATCCATCCACCAGTCACGGATGGTAAGAACAACATCTGGTTTAAAGTCTAAACACGCTCTGTCAAATCGCCACTTACCAAACTGATTAAGACCGTCTTTTGCGTAAATTTCGTTTTGTTCTTGATTTCCCGCTTGCGGCATGTTTGGATAATTTTTCCAAGGAATCGTACCGCGATCTTTATGGTCTTCTGTTCCATAAGTTGAGAATTCTGCTAGTTCATACTTCCCGGTAGCATGAAGTCTTTTTAGTACTTCTCTACTATATGTAGCATATCCAGTATTTAAATAACTAGCTTCAGAAACGAAAAGTACTTTTTTCTTATTCATTTACCACTCTTAACTTATTATAAAATGACCTGACTTTAGCTTTATAGTCCTTTTTTGACATGTCCAAAATATCCCTAATTTCCATATCTTTGTAATTTGATCTTTTATAGTAAAAGATAGCTTGTTCTTGAATATCTAAATTATCTGGCAAAACTTCTTCTATGGATGTTTCATTATAAGTTGTAAAACTACCTAGAAGGTCGCTTAGTCCTATATCTCTACTCTTGTTTTGCTTTTTGACAAACTTAATTAGATCATTTCTAATACAGAAAGTAGCAAATGTAGAAAAGACACTTCGGCTAGGGTCGTGCTTTCTATGTGCTTTAAGCATTGACATTAAAGCCACTTGTATTATATCCTCAAAATCATAATTATGACCGTGAGAATAAAACTTACGGGCTAACGAAATCGCTAACCCGTAGTTTTCATTTATAAAATCATTTTCAGTATTCTTCATATTCACTCGTCTGTAAATTATTAACTATCTTAAATTCATTGACTCTAAAAGTTACTTCACCATTGCCGCTACGTGCTGTACAATTCACCACCAAAGAATCCCCCAATTCACAATGGTCATAAATAGTTTGCGCACCACTATTCCATGCTTCAAAAAATAGTAAGTTCCTGTCTCTAATTTTCTGACCACTTTTGTTTCTGCGATACTTATCAATTGACATTTTAAATCTAAGAACTTTCGTGTTGAATTCTTCCGAGATATTCATGTCTTCAGCAATACGTCCAAGAAAAACACAATTATTCACAACTCTACCTCTTTTCAGTTAAGGAGTTAAAACGCGAAAAGGCTTCGTTATAGTTGTGATACTCTTCAATAACCTCTTTTGATCCTTTATTGGCTTTGTAGATCTGTATTCGAGGTTTTTCTAAATCGTATCGACTACGAGAACGAGAACGAAAAAAGAAACGTAGATCACACATTTCTACGTCATATTTTTTTATAATACAGCCATCAAGCAAGACTTTCTTATAGTAGTCTGCTTCGTTTAAGAGATTAGTTTCCCAGTTTTGATCGGTCATATCTGATTTATTTCGTTTACGATGAACGAGTTTCGATCCTTAGCACGCTGACCAAACATTAAGACTGTAGCGGTCTCATATATTATATCCTGATACTGATGATATGTGTCGGGAAAAACGACAACATTTTCAATTTCTACAGAATCGTCTCTAACTGATAGAAATGCCATCTTGTCTTTGTTCTTGGTTGTGTGCTCTTTTACTTGAGTGATTTCAACAGCTAGTATACTTTTATTCTTCTTGCCGTCAAGTACTTCTTTGCAGGTCGTGTTGGCGAAACTAGCGTCAGCACAGCCATCTACTTTTGAGTAAGAGATAGGAACACCAAGCAGGTTTTCTTCACTAATTGAAACCCATATGGGGTTGTCTTTCAATGACCTGCCGGGGTTCTCTAGTCTGTTGATTATATCTGAAAATGCTTCTAGTCTTTTGGTGGTTGCAACAGCACCGCCGTCTTTTTTTAATCTATTCAGGTTTATGAGATTATCTTTTAAAGACAGGGAGGAATCTATTCTGTCTTGCAGGATCTCCAATTCTTTCTTACTCAGATCTTTTATGCAAGAGAATTCGTGGGTCATTTCTGATCTTGACTTTTTCAGTCCCGCGAAGAATCCAACTGCAATAAGATTGTTTACGGTCCTTTTATTTATATTGGGTAAAATATTCACTACATATTCTACCCAGGTTTTTGGCTTTAGTTCGTTAATAAAATCCTTGAGTTTGATGAATTCATTTACTCCGACATTTTTGACATTCGTTATACCGAAGTAAATGTCCCCATCCTGTATAGAGAAATTTGATTCTGGATATTCATGTAGAGGTGTTTTTACGTTGATGTGATCTAACTTGGCACTCTCTACAAGTTCATAAATTTCCTGATTCGGATCGATTTTTTCTTTCGCATTTGACAGCCAGTGGAGATAAAACTCTAACTTTTTATTAGCTTTTAAATAGGCAGACCAGTACGCCATCAGTGCATACGACACTGCGTGTGATTTGTTGAAAGAATACCGGTTAGACTTTTCGATAATATCAAAGATCCTATCGGCATCTTCTTGTGTATGTCCTTCTTTTAGACACCCCTCAATGAACTCACCTTTGACCTGACGCATGAGGTCAGCTTTCTTCTTACCAATCGCTTTTCGCAAAGTGTCAGCTTGTGACTCTGTGAACCCAGCCATGACCTGTGCAATTTGCATGGCTTGTTCTTGGTAAATGATAATATTATAGGTGCTGGCGATTACCTTGTCAATAGGTTCGTAGAGACTTTTGGTTTCTTCTATATTATGTTTTCTGTCCACGTACCTTTGGGTTTGTGATTTTCCATTTTCTACTGCCTTTAAGCAATTATGCACAATGAAATTACCGGCAATAAAATTATGATTTGGAGAATCCATAGAGATATCATACGTGTCTTTGACCCCTACAGACTCCTTGCCCGTATATGTAACCCATTCGATTTTATCAGATATCGGTAAATAGAGACCTTCTTTGTTTTTTACAATTTCCTGTTGTGTAATTAATCCTTTTATTTCCTTTCTATGACAATTTGGGCATAGAAAAGCCAGATTTTCATAATGATTATTTGTATGACGATTCCCTTCTAAATGGTGGACATCTAAAGTTGTTTCATCCCATCCACACATTACGCACTGTTCTTTGTAATGTTTATAACACTTCTCCGCAAAATACCTTGTTCCTTCAACATTTTTTTGTCGTGGAGCTTCTGGATGATGTCGATTACAAATTGAGTCACTTTTGATAGTTCGATTATTTTGTTTTTTAAAAGCAGCAATTCGATCTCCAATTTGTAGATCTTTTAATTCAATCCATTCCATATCAGATCGAAGCAACTTATGATCATCAGTACATTCTAAATCATACCACGTTGGATGATTATTTCGATGTTGTCCACCCATAGAATATTTTCTAATATTAACCTTAAAACATTCTTTATCTCCACTATAAAAAACATCCAGCATATTGTGTTCTACAACATCTAATCCACTTTCGTCTAAAGCTAAAATAGTCTCTGGTTTTGTTTTTTTATTGCTAAGGTCTCTTATTGAGGTCTTGGAATATCTGTGCTTTCCATCTTTGTGTAGCCATTTCTTAATGGTGACGGGAGTGTCTCCAGAAATACACCCTGGACGGATGATAGAAATAACGTCAGCCAGTTCCTCGATATTACGGGGTTTAGCCTCTTTGCACCAATGTTTACCAAGATGGGTTTCTAACTGGAACACACCTTTGGTATGACCGGAACAAATCAAGTCCCAGGTTTTTTTGTCTTTAAGGTCACATTTTGTGATATCAATAGTGTTCATGTAAGCAAGCCTCCGCATCAACTTTTTGAATTACCCATTTTTTAATTGTACAGGTCGTCCCGTACTTTTCAAGACTGATTCCAAGAATGAAATCTCTCCAATACTGCGACTCTATATCTTCTGGACTTTTTTCTTTAATTTTTCTATTGTTGGACCACTTAACCTGTTCCATAGTTGTAAACCGCTCCTGAATTCTATATAGTTCACCGATACAGCGAAGTCATTATACTTTGCGTCTATTTCTTCATTAGGTACAATAAAAGAGTAGATTTTGATCTTACCTTTTGAATCTTCAACCAGCATACTTTTGAAAAACTCATGCGGAACAACTACATCTTCACCAATCTTAGAAAATGGTTTGGTGATATCAAACACGGGTCCGCTGATAGAATAAACCTCTAACACATTTTCTTTAAGAGCAATCGTCCTGGCTTCTTCTTCTAACATCCTCCAAATTTTACGATTTAAATCTGGATGTTGCGGAGCCATGTTTGACATTAGAAATGTTTCACTATTTTCCAATCTACTCGAATTGCGATCCGCAGAAGGCACCAGATGCCCCCTATCGTAGCCTGAGCCACGATAATCCGCTAGGCTGCACCGGAAGGTTTCTGGGATTCTCAAGTCCGGTCTGAAGCAATCTTCGCGGTCTACGGAGACATCCTCTGCCTGACCGTCAATGATGTGCATGGACCACCTTGGTTGCCGGAATAAGTAGGAATAGCCGATCAAATAATTGCGGTTTGGAAGGATCTGATCGGCAGTTGGCATACCGTATCGAGTTTGTGGGAATAAGCTTGGTATTTCCATAATTACTCCACTACTTTGTTTGATTTTTTTATATTTTCCAATGTCCACATTGGCTGTGTATTTGTGTAATGAAAGGCGGTTTTTTGATCTGCTTCAAGCTCCATATTAAATGGTGTACCCAAAAAAAAAGAGACCTAAATCGCATCTACCAGAATGTGGCAAGTAGATAGACACGAAATAGGTCTAATTTTATTTCTAAAGGAATTGCCACATTCCATAATATATTACACCTAAAATTATGACATACTGTTTTTCCACTTAGTTTTTGCGGATCTTGATCTAAACCATTTCATTGTGCGACAAAAAAGTTCTGCCGTCATTATAACGTCACTAAGTGCATCGTGAGCCTCACCTTTTGAGTAACCAAAAAAACCACGAACTAAATTATCATTAGATAGTGAATTAACCTCTTTGTTATTTTCAAAACAGCAGAACATCAAATCTAATGTGTCCACTATATTAATTGGATTAAATAAAGACTGCCGCCTGCCATCTTTATCTTTTGGTCCGTAACCCCAAGGTTTTTCACAACATATTCTGTGTACAATCGGCATGTCAAACCCGCGAATATTATGACCAACAGCAATTGGTGCATACCAAGGGGTCTTTTTAAAATTGTATTCATTTACATAATCAGTAAAGTTTGACCAGACTGATTTTAGTGATGGAGCCTTCTTGAGCATCGCTTCGGTTTTACCATGCACAGCAACTGCTCCATCTTCCAGTGGATCAACACCAGCTTTGGCGCATTCTTTCTCGTCGAAGATAGGCTGGATTAGAGACTGGAATTCTGAGTTGGGGATAACCTCCAGCTTCCTGCCGTGAATCGCCACAGCAGCAATTTGGACTGGCTGAGTAGTATCTGGATACTTGCTGGTAGTTTCAAAATCCACACAAATATAATCCTTGTAATTCATAATAATCCTTTGTAAGAAAATGGGGACGACTAAGTGATGAGATGAATCTGGATTAAACCAGATGACAAGGTGAACTTAGTCACCCCTACAAGTTTCATGTATTTTCTTTAATAAATTAACCCCTAGTAAATCAAATTTCACACACCCGATTTTTTCAAGATCTCCCATTTCCATCCCCGCGATTTTTTCATTACCGCGAGTTTCTTTGACCATAGGACATAGGTTGTTCAGATCTATAGATGATACCACCACGCCAGCGGCGTGTTTCCCTTGAGTTTTGAATGTCCCTTCAATCCTAAGAGCTTGGGCAAAATCTCTAGCAAAGTCTCCGTGTAATTCACCGTCTTCTTCCCAACAATATTCTCTTAGTGTATCCGGGTCATTTTCCAAAGCCCATCGAATAACTGATGGTTCATCCATTTCTTCTAATTTATCAGAGATTGCAGCTTCTTGCGGAATCTTATTTGTGATATCATTCATCTGGTCGAATGAGCAACTCTCATTGACTCTTAGAACTTCTTTTAATGCTGATCTACCTTGGAGTCTACCAAATGTCAGCATCTGGCAAACCCTATCTTCTCCGTATTTTTCTTTTAGATAAATGATGACATTCTCTCGTTGATCTGGCGGGAAGTCAACATCAATATCCGGTAATGAACCTTTTCTGGCAGAATTGAAAAACCTCGAAAATATCAAACCGTACTCAATTGGGTCAATTAATGTAATGCCTATTAAATAGGAAATGAGACATCCTGCGGCACTACCACGACCTGGCCCAACTAGAACACCTCTGCGACGGAACTCGTTTACATAATCCGCAACGATGAGGAAGTAGCCTGAAAGATCCGCATCTTCGATAACTTCTAATTCTTGAAGAATTCGCTCTTTGTAAATTTCTATATCTTCTTTTTCGTCAACCTTGCCGGTGGGCATGAGGACATTCCTCCACCCATCACGACAAAGCTGTTTTAGTTCCTCGATCTGAGATTTATTTTTGGTCTCAACCTGCGGCAGTCTTGGTTTAGACAAGATCGTATAAGCTGAACATTTCTTATTTATTTCACCAACGGTTTTGATCTGGTCTTTTGAATATGTTTTCACTTCTTCTTTACTAGGAATATAGTAAGAGTTAGACTTGAAATATCTAACATACTTATAATTGTCTTCCTTTAGAAGGTCTTTATTAACCTTATTTAAAGTTGTTCTCATCTTGGAACATAGCAAAACTCTATGATCTTTTGAATCCGCCATTTCTCCGTAATAAATATTTGCTCCAGCAAGAAGGTTTTTAAAACCAATACTGTCAGCAACTTCATCGACACAGTTAGAGATCAATTTAGTGGCGGCAAAAGTCTCAGAATCTAACTTGTTTATTTCAAGGTAGTAATCATCACCAAACTTTTCTCTGAACTTACTAATGTGTACAACAGCATCTTCTTTGTATTCTCTTTTTAGACACTCACCAGCCTCGTCATATTCTGAATAACTATAGATGCACTTATTATCTTCTATAAACTCATTGAATAATGCACTACCAACGTAACCATCTATACAGATGAAGTTTTCATCAACAAGTTCAAACAATTGATCTATAGGAATAGCCGGATGTTTCTTAAAATTATCGGCATCATTACATGCTGATACTATTTCAAGAAGTTTAGCCCAGCCCTTTTCGTTTTTACAGATCAGCGTGACTGTGGTATTGTTAGATGTTTTCAGAGGTATTTCACAACCAAGAATTGGTTTGATGTCATTATCTTCGCACTCCTGCACAAACTTGACAGCACCTGATACAGAAGCAAAGTCAGTTAGTGCCGCAGTCTCATAACCAAGTTCTTTACATATTTTTACAATTCTTTTAGGCTTAAGGGTTGACTGTAGTAGAGAATAGTGCGAGTGTATTCTAGTTGGGAACCACATCTACTTATCCTTTTCAACTCTGTCTTCTGCTAATCGACCACCACCGTCACCATACTTTGAAATCTTTGAGATATCACCGTATTGCTCGATGGTCTTTACAATTCCTTGAGATTTTACCATATCTCGGAAGAAATGGCAAGTGGACTTTCCGGAATTTTCCCATTCTTCCGAAAATTTGCACAGATATTTACATTTCCAGTGTGTGTTTTCTGGTGATAAAAGTCTAGGTTGTTCAACAGATCTAATATACTCAAACTTTTGTCTTAGTATATCTTCTGCTTTTTGGTAATCTTCTTCATCGAAGACCATGCTAAACAAACCACCCGGAACATCCACCCCATCTATCTTTGAGTCATTAATATAATAAATACTAACAAAGAATTCCCAATCCGGGTACATGTTTTTAAGGGCGTAGTAGTACAGAAGAAGCTGAGTATCCTTCTGTAGTTTTTCTGGAGTTTTAATTTCTCCAGTTGCCCAATCAATCCGTTTGCCAGTCTTGTAATCTAATACCTGAAAGTACTTATCATCTTCTTGGGTAATTAAATCTATCGTTCCTTTAATAGATAAATACCCTTCGATTTTTTCGCCACCTACATCGTAACTGTATTTTGCCCACGGTTTCTTGATTTCAATATCAAAGAATAATTCCGTAGCATGGACATTTTGATTTCTTGGATCTAGCTCACCGTCATTATATGCTACGGCTTTCTCGACCCATCTGATACATGTTCTCAAGTCCGCTTTTGTCAGTTCGACTTCTGGCTCATGTTCTGCATAGTAGTCAAAACATAATTCTGTTATGTGCGGTAGGTCATCACATTTTTTGTAAGATAGGTTGGGGATATCATCATTGACAACCTTACCGACCTTGTTCTTCTGTGCCAGATTCTTGTCTGCCAATAGCTGCAATGTGCGATGAACAACCGTACCAAGAAGTGCTTTCCTGTTGGTTTTATCGCGTAATGACAGATTGTATTGGAGAAAGAATTTCTGTTCACAAAATTCTAACTGACCAAGTGAACTAGATCTGTGATAGCATACTAACATAAGCAATCTACATATTTATATATTTAGGTAAAATCCCCCATGCCTGAATCTGTTCAAGCACAAGCTTATTCTGTTCTTCTATACCAATATTAGTATTATCAATAATACAATCATAATGATCTTTATATTCAGATGCTTTTTCACTATCATGCCCATCTGATGATTCTGAATTTCTAGTAAAGTAAATAACCTTACCGCCAGCTTCGTGGACCGCATCTATTTCGTTTTTGAATCGACAGTCTCCAATGAGTGCTAGGTTGGGGTTCTCGTCTTTGATCTGTTTGATACAGAGTGAAACCCAAATATCGTCTTTTATTTTACGGCAGATGTCTGTACCAAAAGTTTGCATAAACTCGCGGGCAGTCATTGGTCCGGAATTTGACTTACTACCATCAAAGGTTTGAAATTTACCTTCGGTTAGCACAATAGGAATATCGTCCCATAGAATATCGGTCAGACTGTTTTTTTGCTCATCAGTACCATAGCACTGCTCCCTATCAAGACCAAATAGAGTTATGCACATTCTCTTTAGTGGGTCTGCAAAATTATAAGCTTTGACAAAGGGCCAAAAGGTGCTTGATGCGTAGTCGGCAAAGGTCTGACTTTCCTGAAAAACATCAAACACGCCCATAGATTCAAATTCTTTATCGTTATCATCTAGGTATTTCGCATTTACTACTAGTCTACCACCATCATCTATAAAAAATTCCTTAATGAAACCATAAGACTTCATCTCATGACCATGCAGGAAGTTTACAGATGTAGTTTTGCCAGATTGTTTAGCGCCAGCAAATGCGATGATATTTGACATTATATATATTTCTTTATCTGTGGTATAATTTGTTCTTTGATTTGATCAACTGTTAAGTCACCAATATCCTTTTTGTCGAAGTTTACAGTTTTTAAATTGAACATTCTTTTATATTGTTTGATAATCTTATCTCTACCCTGACGACCCGCCTTGTCGTTGTCAAGAGCCAGGATGATATTATCTATAGATGCTCTTTCTAGGAGTATACTCTGCTCTTGATTTAAATCACAGCCAAAAATACCGACACAGTTAAGAATGCCAGCTTCGTAGAGTCGGATAACATCACCCTGACCCTCCACCAGTACAACTGATCCGGTCTTTTTCATTCTCTCATATGCTTTATTGTATCCAAAGAGATTCTTGCCAGCATGAAATCCTTTGCTGAATTTCCACTTTTCTTTAGTATTATCGTCTATGGCTCTGCCAACAACACCAACAATTTCATTATTATCGAAGTTTCCCGGATTAAAAATTGGGAACACACTTCTGTTGTACATTGGCTTTGTTTTATCACCACAAAAACCAATACCAAATTCTTCCAAAACTTCTTTAGAGAAACCTCTTTTAACAAAGTATGGACATGGAATAATCAGGGTTTGTAGTAGTCTATCTCTATAGCAGAGTATGCTGTTATCTTGTTTTTTTTTGAAGACTTGGTGTACCACATCATAGTTATTGACTCTTATCGCAGTCTTGTCAACCGAAATAACAGATTCAATATAATTGAGAGTTTCTTGAAATGACACCTGCTTATTCATTTTTCTACTCAAAATACCTTGGATTAGACCAAGTATATCATTAGGGAATTTTTCATGACATTTCTGCGTATTGCAAAACCAAGCACCACCCCATTGTGACTCAGCGTCGGAATTAACATTAAATCCAGATGGGTTGTCACCACCATGCACTGGACAAGGGCCAATCATTTTATCAGCACTGTGAAATAAATCTATATCAAGTGCCGCCATCAACTTCTCTATCTGGAGAATCGCTGACGTCTTGATCTGAGTCTTCTTGGTCTGCGAATCCATCTTTTTCTTCTTTGTGTATTCTTTCAGCATCTCGTTTAGTGCCTATCTCTTCTAGTCTCGCTAATTCACCGGTCATTCTCATAAATATACTGTTGCCGTCCATTCCTGGACCATGTCGTGCAACAATAGGTATCAATCTCCTATTTACTCTACTACCTATGTTTTCTTCCGCTATTTCCTCCTGACCCCTCGCCTTAAAGATAGAAAATGATGTACACAACCAGATCAACCTGTCCGACCCAGAAATAACATCCTCAGATTCTCTAGTAATACCATCCCTATTTAATTGAACAAATGCCAAGCATGGGACATCATGCTCGACACAGAAGTTATGCAATTGTGTAATTTGAAAACCTAATGCTTGGAACTCTGCAAGGTTATTATTTATACTCTCGGATGTCATTAGTTTGAGATAGTCATAAATTATCAAGCAATCATTCATTCTGCCTTCTTCATTATAACCAACATGCTTAAACAACCACCTTCTAGCAATTCCTAGAATTTCATCAAATGATTTACCGGCAACACTTATATAGTGATACGGCATTTCTTTTACTATTTCAGCAGCCTTTTCTACATTATCAATAAGTTGCTTTTCTTTATTGAATTTACTGCTTGAGATGTCGTTTATTGCAATGCCCGAAAGGTTTGCCAGCAGTCTATTCCAATGATCTTCTTGAGACATTTCTGTATCAAGGATCAACACCGGAGTACCGCGATTCGCAATATTGACTGCAACATTGTCAGCCAGTGTGGACTTGCCACACTTTGCTCTAGCACCAATCAAATCAACAGCACCACGCCTGAATCCGCCACCAATCGCCTTATCATAGATCGGAAAGCCGCTGCTTATTCCGGGTTCAGTTTCTTCATTTGCTTTTAAATGGGAAATATACTCGTCTAGGTCTTTCCCGATTAGCTTGGTTGTGCTATTATCTTCCCGGATATACTTCAGGCAGGCGTTTTGTATCTGGGTTTCTGGAATTGAGACAATCTCCGTCACTGTCTCATCGCCATCAACTTCTGATAACGATGTGTAAATTGACCTTAATTGATTCTGTAAATCTCTAGTTAACTGTAGTTTGCGAATCTTTTGAGCATGTTGCCTGATGTTATCAACATGGACATCATAGTGCATCAAGTGTTTGATATGATTTAGCACATCCTTCTTCTCTATAAACTCAGACAGGTCAAGCTGTTGAGCCGCAGATAGAATAGATGTTAAATCCACATTTTGTGAAGTCTCAAAAATCTTAGAAAGGCATTTGTATACAACCTTATTTTCATCAATTGTAAAAGTCTGTTCTTCTACTAGACCAGACACATCAAGAAAAGCATCATAACCGTATCTTATCATCCCAGACAATACGGCTTTTTCAGATGCCACATTGTTAACTGTTGGGACATTTTTGTCCGAGTTTGATGAAGTCACAGAAATAAGGCTCCCGTTTAAACTGTGGATTGATTTCTATATTTTTTTGACAGTCTTGACAGAAGACGCTTACATTCTTGTGAGGTTTTCTTTTTCTCTCGACGGGCTTAACATTGTCATTTATTAGCTCGTAGCCTTCTTCGACCTCTGTGTCAAGGTTAGGATCGAAATTATTTACAAATTCTTTTTTTTCAGCATTTGTTTTATTTTTATCCATTGTGAAATCCATCTCTAGGATTTCCACATTTTCTGGCTCAGGCGTGTAAGTTTCTGTTGGTGTTGAGACTTTTTCTACAGTTTCTGGATCATACCGAAAACTAATCTTTTCATCAGTTAATAAGAAATACGCTTCTTCAATAAGTGATGTATTATTGGTCTCAATACCCTCTTTTAATTTTTGAAGTCCTTGTAGTAATTTCATTTTGTTCTCGCTAAATTGTTTAAGGTATCCGCCATTTTTCTGAATGGTTCAATAACATCATCGTATAAGACGAGCACACTATGCACCTTTCTCATAAGTTCTCTTAATTTAAATACCGTTTCGTATTTTTCACAAATCATTTGTTCTTTTGCTTCGTATTTTGTATAGTCGGGAAAAGTCATGGATGGTAGATAGTGATTAATTGCGTCTTTGTAGGCAGACTCTATTTGTTGGAATATTACCTTGTGTCTATTCTTGTCTGTAATTACACGACTAATGTGGGACTGTATTAGGTATGCACTATGGTAAACATCTTCAGAAGACATTTCTGCCATAGTTGCCCTATCAATATTTAAAGACTCGAACACTGCTGGATCTAGTTTTACTAAACCCAAGTTGCCACCAATCTCATACTGATTGATAAAGCTTTCAATCTTTGCAATAAGTTCTTTTTCTTCTTCACTTATAACGAGCCTATGATCAAGTTTTTCCATTGTTCTTCTTTATTATAAGGTAACACAATTATTGTAAAATCGTTCAACTCACACCATTCGATCTTCTTTTTATCTCTTTTACGAGATTTCATGAAGTCAGCTTTTGTTTTGTGAAAGTGTGGGCAATATTCATAGTGCTGCTTACCATGAACTTCCACAATAATATATTTATTGGGAATAAGAAAGTCTGCATACAGCAGACCAGTAGAGATGGTTTTAGAGCCGGGGAGAGTTACTTCTTCGTATATCCTCTGATACGGGAACAACTCAGAAAGTAACTCTCTAGCTCTAATATGATGGGAAGATTTATTATCTCGTTTTGAGTTCCCCATGAACCTTTTAAAGGTCAGGGCGTGTTCCCTCCCATCAAAGCCGGTAACTTTCATACAACAAATTCTTGCAATTCTGTTTCAAGGTTTTTCATAACTTCTACATTTTGTTTTAAGAAATCGTAGAGTTTGGGTACACCTTGGAACTTGTAATTTTTCTCTTGATAGTCTTTGTCATACTTCTCCATAAACGGAAGAGAATACCAAGAGCCAGATTTATCAACAACATCAAAAGATTCTGCTAAATTAATAATCTCTTGTACGGCATCGAGACCTTCGTTGTATCTAAAGTAACTGGTGGCTTCAGTCCCACTAGCACCTAAAGAAGATGTCGCAATTTCCCAAAGGATGATCTGGCCGATCTTTTGACCGTCTACCATCCAGGGATCACTTTTTTTAACAGTTATCGCAGTATCAGCTTGATACTGAATTTTAATACCACCGTCAGCAATATGCTTTTTACCATAACCACTGGTGTTGGTAATCAAGTGACCAATTAAAACGACAATAGCTCTAGTTCTAGGAATAACCTGACCCATTCTCTTAGTAAAATCAGAGAGAATCTTAGGCAATCCGGGTCGTCGCTCACCGTCAACCATTTCATCCAAGTCTCTGGATGGAATTAGACTTGACATTGAGTCAACGATAACTACTGCTTGTTCATATTCTTTTTCTTGAAGTAGTTTTTCTAGTAAACTAAGGAATTCTTCAGCACTTAGGATCTTGTCTTCAGGAGACCTGATCACCTTTATGGCATCTATGTCAAGACCATCAATACCATCTAAGTTATGGCTTTTTAGTCTTCCTTCAGCATCTAGATAAATTACTTTTCTTCCTTCTTTTTGAGCGTTTGCTGCTAAATGCAGCATGGAACTCGTCTTACCAGTCTTTGGAAGACCAGTCACCGTAACCCACGAACCTTCTTGGACACCACCATTAAGAGCAAAATCTAACGCTGGACTAATCTTTAACGTCTTTAAGTTCTTCTTTTCTTCGTACACTTCTCTACCTGTCACTACACACTTTCCCATATTTTTAAGTAACTTCTTAAATTCAAGCTGCTTCTTATCTTTTTCTTTACTCATAAAAACTTCTTGCCTTTAATCTAATTCTGAGAATAAATTCTTTTTGCCTAATGGCTTTCTGGTTGTCCTAACACTCTCATCTGATTTTTCAATAATAGTGTTATCAATTTCCTTTTGATATTTCTCAATAATTGGTACGAGTTTCTTGTTACGAAATGAAAGAATATATTTAGCGTCTTTAGAATCAATAGCTTTTGATATTGCCAACATAGAGTATTTTTGGAGCAATTTATTTGCAGCTACTATTTGCCCTGTGTACTGTCCTTTGTACTTAGGGAGATTCCAAAACTTGTCTGGTAGTTTGCCTTCATTGTTAACAATAGCTCTTTTTTGAAATATTTTTTCACAAAGTCGATTGCCGTCAGTTATTTTTGGTTCTTCTTTTTCAGAAAAAGCATCAAACTGGCTATCGTATTTTTTTGATTGCATTGTTATAGTATTTACTTTTCAAACCTGCGCCACGAGATGCATCACCCTGTTGTGATGCTGCCTCGGTCATAACAACCACACCATAATCTTCTTTTTTAATCATAAAGTCGTCTGTCGTCGTTGGTTTCTCTTTTTGTTCTTCTTCTTTTTTGTGTTGCCTTTTCATGTTCTTTTGATATCGATCTATTACAGCCTCTGGTATACCAAGCTCTATCGCTAGACTTTTAGCATCTGAATCTGGATGATGGTCTATATAAAACTTTTCTAACTTGGTCATCCTATGTCTAGTTGCGGCTTTCTTTTTAGCCATATTGCTTTCTCCTAGCGATTGTCAAAAATCTTTGTTCTCTAGTTTTTAGGTATTTCAAATAACAGTTGAAAGATTCTTCAGTCACTTTCTTGAATGACATTTCTCTTATTTTTCTTCTTGAGCAGTCTTCACCCCAAGGATCAATAATAACATTCATTTTACAAAGTATAAAATGACTTATCGTGTTGATCTGGTCTGAGACTTTTTCTATTTTTTTAGCAAAGCAATGCTCATTATCTACGCATTCTTTACCTTTGTCATTATAAAAGATTTCATTATATTGGATCGGTCTAAAAAACTCATCCATTATCAATATACCTTTGCTTTTGTGATTCACTCATTTTTCCTATTTTCTTAATTTCTTCATTATATCTTTTTAATCCACCATCTGTTTCTTCTTTTGTTTTCGCTCTCTTATCCTGCAACTCATAATGGCCCATTTTTTTTGTATTTTGTTCGGCAAGCTGACCTAGAGTTGTTGCCTCGCCTCTCGTGAATACATGAATACCACCAAAAAGTATTCTGTCAAGAGTCATTTTGGAACATTTTGGACATTTTTTCTTTGGTGGATCGTTTATGCTTTGTTTGATATCATGCCATAAAAATCCACAGTGATTACACCCGTAATCATAAGTTGGCATCTAGGGACCTCGGCACAAAATAGTCGTGCATATATAAAAATAACCATATTTGAAAAAGGAAAACACCTATAGTCACTCTATTCGCTCTTATTCTGCCTTCTCTTTTTGATAGTAAAAACCAGTTTTGTAAAAAACCCAAAACTAAAACGGTTCCAGCGACTTTTAACCCCATAAATAGTGATATATCATCCGCATCATGTTTTATTAGCATCCTGCCGAATGGATTTTCTTCCATCTGCGGCAACATTTCTCTCCATTTTATCGCATAGTATACATCAATTGCAGATATGAATCCAATTAAATACCACATAATATTAAAGCTCCAAACTATATAGGATGTTCCTCCCTTTTTAATAGTTCGCATTCTATAACTCTAATACTATTGAATGATAGTCTTTTGTTTTTGGGAAGTTTCTTGTTTTTATTCTCTATATACTTCTTAGCAGCAGACTTCGCCGTTCCTAATGTTTTATAACACCAAGTTCCTCTATAAGTTTTTATAGGATTACCTTGGTCATCTCGGATAAGATATATCTTGTTCATCTTCTAACGCAACGAGAATCGAACTAATTATTGAATTACGTTGTATATCACTATGTTTAAATTCACAAATACCAACCCCATTTATATCATTTAATTTATTTATACATATT